ACTATGCTCGTCATAATGCGCAGGGTGCACCAGCAGGACCTTTATCTGCAAAGTATTGGTCTCATAAAGTAAAATGGTAATGGAGAAAAACTATGGGACAACCAAAAGGCGTTATTGAAGAGAGATATATTAGACGAAATACAGCTGAACCTTTTTATTTAACGGTAAGTAAAGATCTTGTTGCAGGACATGAAGTATTACATAAGTTTGGAGCTAACTTTGATATTGATGTTAATACAGATCCAGAAACAATTTGGACTGGAGGAGGGCTGTATCCTTGGTCAGCTCTTAATACTGCACAAGTTTTATATGTCATATCGACAAGCACTTCAGATACAGCCGAAATGGCAATCGAAGGACTAGACTCCGATTATAATAAAATAACTGAGACTGTTACAGTAAACGGAACAACTGCAGTTGTAACCACAAATGAATTTAAAAGAGTATATCGTATGATATACAATCACAATACTGAAAACGCAGGAACAATTACATTAAGAACAGGATCAGGAACAGGTACAGTTGTTTCTCAAATTGAGATTGGCTATTCTCAAACTCTTATGGCTTTATACACAGTTCCTGCAGGCTATACTGCTTATTTACTCCAGCTAGGTGCTTCTGTAAATAAAAATAAAGATGTACAAATTGCAGCGTATAAAAGAGAACCTAATCGATCTTTTAAAATTTTACATTTAACAGAAATGTATGAAAGTACTTATTCTATGAATTTCCCATTACCTATTAAAATTGAAGAAAAGACAGATCTAGAAATAAGAGCATCAGAAGCTGAAACAAATAATACAAGAGTGACAGCTACATTTGATTTACTCTTAGTAAAAGAAAGTAATACAGGTTATTAAAAGGACAGGGGTATGAATAGATGGCAGTTAATGCAGCAGGTAACTACACGAAACCAACAATGCGCAAAAGGTTGTTTAGTAGGATTAAAGCTAGCAATAAAGGCGGTAGACCGGGCCAGTGGTCGGCTAGAAAAGCTCAAATGCTTGCTAAACAATATAAAGAAGCGGGCGGAGGCTACAGAGATTAATGGCAAAGAAACCCTCGCAGAAGAGCCTAACAAAATGGACTAAAGAAAAATGGAGGACAAAAAGTGGTAAACCTTCTGTACAAGGGCCGCTTGCAACTGGAGAGCGTTATATGCCGAGTTCGGCTGTGGCAAATCTCTCGTCAGCTGAACACGCCGCTACTACTCGGGCTAAGAGGAAAAGTATTAAGGCAGGAAAGCAACATAGCAAACAACCTAAAAATATTGCAGCAAAAGTTAAACGACACAGATAAATAACCCAGGAGCGGTACATGTCAAGATTTGTTGAACAAACACACAAAAAGAAACCGGATAAAAAGCCACAGGCTACTTTACCAAAGCCAGGTTCTTATACATCAAAAGAACTAAAAAATTCTAAGCCTATTTATTCAAATACCGGAGGAAAGTATTAATGTCCTCATATGGTTATAAAGAAGCAGTTACTGATGAGCAGCTTGTTAATCTAATAGATAGCGGAGTAACAAATTCAACTGGCGATTGGTTAAACTCATCAGACTTAGCAAAGGAAAGATTAAAAGCTACCTATGAATATGCTGGTCTACCTGTAGCACACTTATCACCTCAAGGTGTTTCAACAATTGTTGACACTTCAACTACAGAAGTTATTGAAGCATATACCGCAATTCTATCTGATTTATTTTTATCTAATAAAAGATTAGCACGTATGCTCCCATGGAATGATTCTCCTGGTGCCTTTCAAGGGGCTAAAGAAGCAAGTATGCTAGTTAACTATACATTATTTAAACAGAATAATGGTTGGGAAGTATTAGAGCAATGGATTAAATCTTCATTGTTATGGAAGAATGCCGTAATTCGTTGGGGATTTATTGAAGACTTTGATTATATATTTGAAGAGTATGAAGAAATTAGTCAAGCTAAGCTAGATGAAATTTTATCTGATGATACATTAGAGATAGTAGGCGATCTTGAATTTGAAAATAGAACAAGTGAAAATCAAAATGGTCAAGCTGAAGTTAGTCTTGTATATGTAAATGTACGTGTAAGAAAAGAGATTAATAAATCCAGAATTAAATTAGAATTAATACCACCTGAGAATTTTAGAATATCCAGGGATGCAACCTCATTAGATGATGCCTCTTTTGTTGGTATTCAAAATGTAATGACTAGATCTGAAATTAGAAAGTATTATCCTGAAATGTCAGAACAAATTACTGACTGGGATGAAATAACTGATTCAGGTTCTTGGACAGGCTCACTAGATTATGCACAGGATGTTGCAGCAAGAAAACAAATAACAGGCCAGGAATACTATCAAGGTTCTAATTCTATTTCTGAAACACCATTAGAAGCTAATCGTGATATCACTGTTACTGAATGCTGGCTAAATGTAGATAGAGATGGCGATGGTATTGCAGAGCTAAAGTATATTATAACAGCAGGTAAACATATTCTATATGAAGAAGATGCTGATATGATACCGTTAGCAGATATTGTACCTATTGATGTACCAAATGAATTCTTTGGTTTATCAATGGCCGACTTTACACGAAGCTCAACATTAGCATCTACTGCTATACTTAGAGGTTTTGTAGAGAATACATATCTTACAAATTATTCACCTAAGCTTGCAGATCCAAACGTAGTTGATTTTTCTGCTTTACAAAATATGAAGCCAAAACAAATCATACCTACAAATGGAAGTCCAGTAGGCGCAGTGCAAGCAATGACACCTGAATCTATTTCTACAGGCACTGTACCATTACTTGAGCATCTACAAATGATAAAAGAGCAAGCTACAGGTATGTCAAAAGCTGCACAAGGTTTAAATGATACTTTGTATGTTTCAGGTAATTCTGAACAAAAGTTAAGTGCTGTACAATCAGCAGCTCAAAAACGAATACAACATATTGCACGTAGATTCGCAGAGACAGGTTTTAAAAGATTAATTAAAGGTGTTTATCATACTATCAAGACTTCTATGAAAGGTAGAGTTGCTTATAATATGGAAGGCGTATTTGGTAGTATTAATTTAGAAACCCTTCCGTTAGTTATGGATGTTGAAATACAATTAGATATAGGTGAAAACTCTAATAGCACTAAGATAGCAAAGCTTTCTAAAATTGGTGCAGAGATATTACCGTCTCTTAATCAACAAGGCGCTGGTATTGTAATAAAGCCATCAGCACCTGCTGTACTTGCTACTCAGCTACTAGAAGCTATGGATATAGATAGTAATGATTTCTTAGAAGATTATACTACTGAGGAATTTAAACAAAAGGCTATGCAATCAATTCAACAGCAGACTGAAGCTGCTCAAATTAATCAGCAAGCTGAACAACGTAAGGCAGCCGCAGATATTGCGTTAGCAGAAGCAAATGTAATGTTTACTAATGCACAAAGTAAAAATACGTTTGATGATAATGCAAAGCAACTTGCCGTTGCGATTGATAAACATTTTCAGGAATGGGCTGACATTAATATTAAAGCAATTAAAGAAGGTGCTGAACTTGCACCACATCCTGAATACACAGAAATCTTAAAGATGGCTAGGGGTTTATTACAGCCTAACCAGCCACAACAATAAGCGAGAATAAATGGATAAATATCGTAAGACAGCTGAGACGAAGCTGGGTAATAATAAATCATACGGTAATCATAAAATTCATCCCGAAGAATTAGCGCGAAGGGCTCATGTTAAGGGTCACTTCGCCGCTAAAGAACGCAATGAATTTTTTGATGAAGTATATGCTGAAGTCTTAATTGACTTCTTTGTTGAGTGGCTCAAGACGGAGCCGCATGAAACTAAATCTCGGGAGTTCCTCTACTCCTCTGCTATGGCGCTAGGTAGTGTTAAGCAGAAAATGATAAACTTCGAGATGTATGGGAAGAATGTCCCACACCTGCAGGAGGACACGAATGAAAGTAATTGATACAGAAAAACTAATAACTAACATGAAGAGTATGATTAATTCATTAGAATATGATTCAATGCGTAGTGCTGGTAAAGCAAAAATTAATGCACAGACATTATACTATCTTTATGAATTATTAAATAAATATAATACTAATTCAAAAATGGCAACTCCAAAAAAGGAGACTAAATAATGAATACAGATACCAACGCAGAACAAGACTCTACCCAAATGGATGACTCTGTAGCAGAGGTTAATAACGGTCAAACTGAGAATAGCCTGCTGGCTGACATCATAGCAAACTCCGAGTTTGTTGGATCTCTACCCGAGGAGCAAGTTCCTGAGTTAGACCCGGAAGAATCAGATGATGAAGACCCAAATGAATCTGAGGAAGCCGATAGCGAAGAAGTTGAAGAGGAAGTAGAAGAAGAAGTAGAATCTGCAGAAGAAGAAGATGCCGACGAAGAGTCCGCTACCGATGAATCTGATGTATATGCTATGGAAGACTTAGACTTAGAAGCTAAAGTTGTTGTCAAAGTTGATGGCGAATTTGCTGAAGTTTCTTTTAGTGACCTTATAAAAGGTTACTCCACTGAACAGCATCTTTCTAAAAAGGGTCGTGAACTCGGTGACGCAAGACAGGAGTTAGAAAAAGAATACCAAGAAAAAACAGAAGAGCTTAGTAGTTTATCTAAAGCCTCTGCGGCTGTTCTTTATTCTAATGAGCAAGCGTTAGCAACACAATACCATGAGCTTGAATCTAAAATAGATAAAGCTAGAAAAGATGGTGATACTTTTGAAGTCAATGAACTTAAAGATGAACGCGAACAAGTACAAAAGAATTATTGGAATGCTCGTAAACAACGAGAAACACTAGTAAATCAAATACAATCGCAAGAGCAGGCTACTAATGAAAAAGAATGGGAACAACAGGTACAGTACTTTAATGAAACTATACCAACTTTAATTCCAGACTTTAATGAAGATACTGCTATGTCTATTAGGAATTTTGCTATTGAAGAAGGAATTTCTCCGGAAGTTTTAGATGCAATTGCTGATCCTATTATTGTTA